TAATCAAGTGGTCTAGACATCATGAAGTTTCTTTCGGTCTCTGTAACAAATACAAATTCTGTATCGATTGATATTTTTTTTATAGAACCCTGCACACCCGCGGGAGCTCCACCAAATATGAGTTCACTAAGTGGTCTTGTTTTTATTCTGACTTCAACAAGTTGTTTAGTTAATGCACAAGTTGGTATAGCTAAACTTGGATTACGATAAAAATAAAATGGTAAATCAATAAAGTAATTGTATTCGCCACTGTATGTAAGAATATTACCATGACCATTCAAAAAGTAAAGTGTTTGATCTATGTCATCATCTGTATTATAAAGTTGCTGATGCATGTAAATATATTCACCTGTAATTTTTTCAATAGTTTGTCCACCAATAAGCAGTTCGGCGTATTCAATCATGTGAGATATGACCGATGGTGACCAGAAAGTATCATTTTCCCCAGGCGTATCAGGTGTTGGATCACTTAAAGTAACCTTCAAGGTCAAGTTCTTAACTAAATCACCTTTATCATTTGGAATTCGACAATTGATAATTTTACCAAAATTTACATCACCGTCAAACTGGCTTTCGACATAATCTATTGCAAATTTAGTGTGGCGTCTAAAATTCATCAGGAAATATGAAAATTGTGGATCTCCTGTTAACCATTGATCTTGGACTCCGATGGCAGCAAGTCTTAAACGACCTGACATTCCTACATTATGTGAGTAAAATTTTGGTAAATAAAACGGGACACTAAAGTAGAATGAATCTTCAATTGAGGAAATTCAAACCCGAAACAATGAGTGATGATCGGGTGTGTGTCTTTATAGGAAAGCGTAATACCGGTAAGTCTACGCTTGTGAAAGATATCATGTATCACAAAAAACATATTCCAGCTGGAATAGTTTTATCTGGTACAGAAGAAGGAAACCATTTTTATGGTGAATTTATCCCAGACCTATTTGTTTATGGTGAATATGACAGAGACGCGATTGAACGAGTAATATCCAGACAGCGTAAATTAGTTGGTACAAAAGGTAAAAGTCCCAATAATGGCGCTTTTATGCTTCTTGATGATTGTATGTATGATAGTAAGTTTCTCAAAGACACTTGTATTCGTCAGTGTTTTATGAATGGTAGACACTATAACATCTTTTTCATGTTGACAATGCAGTATGTAATGGATCTCCCACCAGCTTTGCGTGCAAATGTGGACTATGTATTTATACTTAGGGAAAACATCATACAAAATAGAGAAAAACTCTATAAATCATTCTTTGGTATTTTTCCAACATTTGATATGTTCAATAAAGTGATGGATGCGTGTACAGAAAACTATGAATGCCTCGTATTAGATAACACCGTTAAATCTAATAAGATTACTGATTGTGTATTTTGGTACAAAGCTACGGTTCGCAAAGGATTTAGAGTTGGTAGTCCAAGTTTGTGGCAACTCCATAAGAAGATGTATAATCCAAAATATTTAGATCAGAAAGAAGAAGATGCAAGAAAGGCTACTAAGAAGACAAATCTTAAGATCACTAAGACAAAATAACAGGCGCGTCACTCAGATTTTTCAAAAACATAAGACTATACTAAATGTCCACGGATATAAATACATTGAATTTGGCAGACAATGGTGATGGTATGGTATCATTGAATGACAATCCAACGACAACTTTTGTTTCTAATTCACAACAAGCACCACCAAATCGTGAAGCGTTTTCACAACCCGAAAAAAATGTGAGTCAAAATAAACAGACGATGGACTCTACTCCAATTAATGATATCATGATGGAACCACCAATGATGATGGATGAGCCCAAAATGCAAGGCATGATGCCACAAATGACCGCTCCACAACCCCAGGGTAGTTATGCTATGCCACAACAAGAGCAAAAAGCTCCAGAAAGCAAGAATCCTTTGAATCTCACCGACGATCAATTGGTTGCTTTGATTGCGGGTGCTGCCGCGGCTCTTGCGGTGTCTAAGCCAGTTCAAGACAAGCTAGTAACTTCTGTTCCAAAGTTCCTTAACGAACAAGGAACCCGAAGCATGGTTGGCTTGGCTTCAACCGGTTTGGTTGCTGCTATTGTCTTCTATTTCGCGAAGGGTCAAATTGTTAATGCTTAAAAGGCACTGTTCGATTCCCAACCCATATTTGAATAGATTGAATTATCAATGCCTGTATAATAGGTAATTAGAGCTCCTGTGACGAATGATGTCATGAGCAAAGCACTCAATTTAAGTGTTTTGCTTCTGTCACTTCCATAGTCTTTCACTGCATCTTTACTATCACCCCAAATCATATTTACACCATATGTGATCACCAAAGCAATTAGAGTTGTTGTAAGAAAGAAAAGGCGATCCACCGCAAGTCGTGGAATACTTCCAACAATAAGACGCAAAACATTTGGTACAATCACCGTCATCCACACCAAATTGAGATGATAGTTTTCACTCATATGTGGCACTACAGTGATACCATATATGGCAAGCCAGTACAAAATGACCATAATCAAAACACTTAACGGTGTTTTCATTTAATATGTGGTGAGATTATTTATCCTGAATGTGTTGACCACAGAATGGTTTTCTTTCTGGAATCTTTTCGTATATACCCAAATTTACGCATATGTCACGTAGTTCTACGTAGTTATTCCAATAATTTTCAGAATGTGAATACTCTTTGACAGATGAATGAGCCAATTCGTGAATAAGAACATGGAAAATATCATTCACCGAACCATCCAAACATAGGGCAATTTCCTGTCCTTTATTCGTGTTATAACCAACCGTACCTTTCATTCCATTTATCCCTGTGATTGGGACACATCGAGTAATCATATGGAATTTTTCATTGTTTGTTTCATGGAGGTGTTCTCGTAGAATTCTATATTTTTCTTTGACTTGAACAAGTTCCTGGGGTTCGCGAGTTTGACTAAGAATCCACAAATTAATAAGTATCAATACAACGAACACTATCATCTCTTATATACAAAGATAAATTTGCTATACAACTCTGATATGGAATTTCCTGTAAGACCTTCCCAAAGTTCTAATTTTAAACCTATTTCTTCGAGATGTGTCACAAGAAGATCTTTGTATGCTATGGGCTCTGACTTTGGACCATCTGCATAAAATGGTGTATCTACCAAATTGACAAATAACTTCTCACCAAAACCGCCATTACCATGTTCCTTCATGAGGAAGAAGTTACCCATCTCATCTTTGAGAGGTGTCTTAAATATTATCTTTTCGGAATCTGGTATGATACCTATGAGTTTTCCACCGGGTTTCAATCTCTTTTTGATTTCTCGGATTGAACTAAAAAATTTATCTCTTGATTCAAAAATATAGTGAAGTGAAAAGTTGTAGCACACAATATCAAACTTTCTATTTGGGCAGTTGTGAATATCACCTTCATAGAAATTTACACGCATGTGCATATTTTTTGCGCGACTTCTTGCTTCTACAAGAGCACTTGGTTCTGGGTCGCACATGTTTATGTTTGCTCCACATTTATGCCACTTCTGCAGATCACCTCCGAAGCCACAACCCACATCCAAAATACTGAAACCTTCTCGCGTAGTATATTGGATTAGAGCTCGCTTTGCATCGTTATGGTTTCTGCGAATCTCTTCCATTGTATATCTTAAAAAGGTGCATCCTTTTTAAATACTTAGGAGGGCAAGTAACAATTGTCTATGTAAGATTTAAACTTTTAAGCTGGCTTAAAGTTTTCTGAAGTATATAGTACATAACATGTCTCTTGAACAAGATTACACCACTGTTCCAGGTCAGCTTTACGCGTGCCTTTCCGTTGTTGGACCAGAAGCTCCACAAAAGAATGATAAGTTTGGTATCAAGATCCGTGGTGCTTTTGCGAGTCGAGATGAAGCCGCGTCTCACGCCAAGCGTCTTCAAAAGGAAGACAGTACCTTTGACATCTATGTTGTGGACATGTACAAGTGGCTCTTAATTCCACCAGATCCAATGAAGATTGAAGATGTCCATTACCAAAATGAAAAACTCGAAGAAATTATGTCTGGTTACAAGGAAAACCAAGCCGAAGCCACCCGCATGTTTAACGAACGCAAGCGTGATATGATGGAAGCTAAGTCTTTCCTCAAGCCAGGTGATGAAAACTCCAAGTTCTACACCAAGCCAGATGAAGCGCCAATCAGTCACCCAGCTGAAGTCATTGAACGTCTCAAGAAGGAAAAGCCAGATGCTCCAATGGAAGAACTTGTTAAGGAAGCTGATGCGATTGTTGCTGCCGAGATTGAAGAGCGTCGCAAGAAGCGTGAAGAAGAGGAAGCCAACGCTGAAGCCGAAGCTTCCACCGAAGCCAAGATTGAAGAAACCAAAGAAGAAGGGGAACCAGAAGTTTCTTCCGCCTAGATCAAAATATAATATTTTTTAATTTTAAAACAAGATGTTAAATATAATCGTCGCCGTCATCCTGACTAGTGCATTCTTTATTTTGTTTTTTGAACCGAGAATTCGTATGGTTTTAAAAAACAAAACGGAGCAGAAAAATAATACCGAGAAAAAAGAACCACCTTCAACTGCAAAGGGGTTTATCGAAGATACACGGGATGCGTTTATTATTCCAATGTATCCAAGCCAGGTTATGGATCGAGATGTTACGGGTAAAAAAATTCCAGTCTATGGGAATATTGGAACGTTTATACCATACTCAGGCGTATCTGAGTATGACTGGTTGCATGGTTTTCCCCATGAAAAAGCCGAGTAAGAAAACAGCAAATGCGACAATCCACGTCGTTTTGTCAATATTTGATATAAAATCATTTTTTTCGTGGTTTCCTTGAAAGTTTTGCTGTGGATACATCATTTCAGAAGGATAATAATACTGTGATTGTTCTTGTGGTAATTGATCTTCTCTTATAGGTGTACTATCTTCAATATTTTTATCTGTTTTAAATGGATCGGTTGTTGGATCGTATTCAATTGGATTTCCTATATCAGTCTCCATTTTTTAATATATCATTTGTTTTTTTTAAGCGTCTTCTTCCTCACTTTCATCTTCATCGTCATCTACAACAAAATCCTTGAGACTTCCTTCATCGTCATCGTCATCACTGTCTTCATCTGAATAAATTTCATCATCCGTGTCTAATTCCGAAGTAAAATCCGAATCATATTCGTCGGACGCATAATCATCTTCTAGAACAGTCTCTTCTGGTTGGTACAGTTCTGGCTTCTTTATTTGCCTTCCTGAGCGTGTTCTGGTTTCCACCATTTAATTAAATAAAGAACCTTGCTTTTTAAGTATCTTTTCGTGAATTTCATCCCTAAAGTCAGAATCTGCGTATAGGGCTAGTTCTTCCAGTTTATCTTGTGCATCTACATGTTTTCCATTCTTTTTAAGGTCTAAATACTCCATGTAAAGGTCTGGGTGTATTCCAGAATATTCGTGAAACTCATCGGGTTCTGGTATTATACTTGGTATTTCATAATCGTTGATGAGTTTTGCTGCTAAATAGACAGTCACACCAACGAGAATGAGAGCCATTCTTCTGTTATTGTCGTTTATTTTTTTCGAGGTGGATACAACTTTTCTACGATACTTGATCCCAATACATGAGTTCTTGCGGCACTCTTCTTACATAGGGGACACTTTTGTGTGATCTCATTCCTTTTGATAACATAAGACATGGTCACACCTTCGTGGTCTCCCTTGATCTCTTCACAATAAGATGAAGTAGTCAAAGCTACAAAACCATTTTTGTGTCTTTCTATACTGACAATACGGATATCTTTTGGACATTTCATACATTTTTTCATAAATGATTCCAATTGAGGTTTTACATCCGCTTGTTTAATTTGTGGTTTTTCTTCAAACTTTTTGATTTCTGGACACTTCTTAAGATCTTCCTTCTTAGGGTACAACTTTTCAACAATCTTGGGTAACAAATTGTGCTTTCTACCATAAAAATCCTTACAAAATCCATCAACTCTCCCACGTAGTGTTTCACATCTACAGAAACACTTTTGCGCTATGACAGATCCACTTATATGAAACCAAACATGATTAGAGCTGTGTGGTCTCTTGAGGTTCTCACAATACTTTGAATTTGTCGATACCAAATATGTCTCCTTATGTTTAAAAAGTTTTGTAATTGAAGCACCACTTTGTCCTTCCATGTTTTTCTGTACAAAACTTTCAATAAGACCCTTGAGTTCATCATCGTGTAATTCATCCGCAGTTTGAGCCGCAGTAAATGACCCCTCTTTGATCACAGAAGATGGTGGTTCTATGGTGATGTGTTGAG